CTGGACCTCGCGGGGCATGATCGGCTGTGCGCCCCTGCCCGTCACCTGATCGTTTGCCAGTCTGCGAATGACTTGACGTTTCTTCGACGCAGGCGATTTGTCCGTGACTCCCCTCCACGGGCTAATGATGCCGGTCGTGATTCCGCCCTTCTCGCCTCGAGCGCTGCTGTCCTTTTGCGCCTTGCGCCAGTCCTGCCTTGAGGCTTCGGCAACCAACAGTTCCCGATCCTTCTGGGTCGCGGTCAAGTCGGCAATGTTCGCCCGCTCTGCCGCGTTCTTCAACTTTTCTTCGGCGGTCCAGCGGATATTCGTCGGTAGCGGTTCTACCTTCGCAACCATCTTCTCTGCGGTCTGGTTGATTATCTCGTTCCGGGCTGCCTTCTTCGCCTTCTTGCGATCCTTCGGGGCTTGGGCAATGTCGGCTTTCTCAGACCGGGTTGCCCGGTCAATGGCCTTGAACTTGCCCGGCTCCCCGGACGAACCCTCGATTGCCCGGCCCGCCCGTTCTTCTGAGGCATCGGCAATCCCTGTCGCCGCCGACACATCGAACACGCCCTTTTCCTTGCGACGGGATTTGTCACGCTTGCCTGCCCGGTCACGCTTTGCCCGGTAGGAGTTGAGGGCTTCAATCGCAGTAACGGTAGCCGGGCCGCTGACCGTTCGCCCATTGCGGGTGTTGACCGGCAAACCCGTAGCGGGGTCCGGGGCAACATTCGGCACCACGCCTTCGGTGTAGTAACCACCGCCCGCGGAGGTTCCCTGTAACGCCTCCCACTCCTTGCGCCGGGGGTCTTTCTTACTGACGTACCCCTTACTTGGGCCGGGCATGGCCTAACCGCCTACCCGTACTGGCTGTAGCGCTTGCGGAACTTCTTACGCTCAACCGGCGACCAGTTGACACCTTCCTGCTGTCCCAGGTTGTCGAGAAACTTCCGCCAGTTGGTCACGGCATCGGCACCCTTCTTGCCTGCCAACTCGTCTGCGGCTGACTTGAACTGACGGTACTCAGGGTTGCTCAGTCGCAGGTCGGGATCGCCGCCGCCGCCACCGCCGCCGCCTCCGCCGTCACGATCCAGCTCGCGGTCCAGATCGCGGTCGAGGTTGTTCTGGCTGGCCTCGAATGCCCGGTCGAGGGCTGCCTGCTTTGCGGTCTGGTTGAGGGCTGCCCGCTCGTTGACGAAACTGCGCTCGCCTTCGCGGAGCTTCATTATGTTGTTGAGCCGGGTCGGGCCGAACAGGGCCTTGAGGTCTGCGACCTTGCCTGCGGCATCGCGCTTGGCTTCGCCGTACTGCGAACGGGTATCGGCCATGCGGGATGCCAGGGCGGTGCGAATTGCGGCCTTCGACTCTGCGCCCGAGAACTGGTTGGCCGAGCGGATCTTGCTGGCCTGATCGTTCATGCCCGCTGCTGACATTGCCGCAAACTTGTCCCAGGCTTCGTCGTAGCCGGAAGTGCTGGCCTGCTGCTGCGCGGCGGCGGCTGCGAGGGCATCCTGGCTTGCCGATCCGCCCTGCTGGATCTGCTGCGCGGCCAAAGACTTGATCTGGTCGCCCAGAACCCCGCCTTGAAGTTCGTTGAGCCGTGCCTGCTCTGCTTGCCCGGCTTGGTCGATGCCGCCGACCATACCCGCCGCGTTCTGAGCGGTCGCTTGCTGCACCTGCCCGAGTTGCGAGTCGCTGAAATTGTAGATGTTGCGAACCTGCTCGCTGGTCTTGTTCGAGAGGCGATTCAGACCCTTGAGGTCGCGCTTCATATCGCGCCCGTAGCGCTTGTAGGCACGGTGCTGTGCTTTCAGACCCGGACGCAACTCGATACGAGCGGCTGCGTTGGCTGCCCGCCACATCTGCTTGCCGGAAAGTACCTGGCCGGGGTCCAGTAGTTCCGCCTTACGATTCCCGAGTTTCTTCTTGCCCATTACGACTCTTTCCAGACTTCGTTTCTCTGAATCAGGCTAATACTTGACTGCGACACCCCGAACTCGACTGCCAAATCCTTCTGTCGCTTGCTCGATGACCGGATCTGACGGACTGCCTGCCAAGTCAGCTTGACATTCGTTGCCCGCTCGTAGCCCTGGTTTCTTTGCCGATTCTTGGATGCCATATCTTGCGAGTTTTCTTTCGGAGTTCCAAGCCATAGGTGTAGAGGATTCACGCACAACGGATTATCGCACGAATGGCATACACTCATGCCGTTTTCAATTTCTCCGACTTCGAGCAGGTAGGCGACACGATGGGCACCCCGACTCTGGCCATCGAAATAGAACTGTCCGTAGCCTGTAGAGAATCTGCCCGCCTGCCACTCCCAACATTCGTCAGGCCCGGCTACATTGACCTTGCTCCAAAAGCGCTTCATCGCTCCCCTCGCCGGTTGCGCTTCCTGACCAACTTCGTCCGTTCCTGCCGGGCTGACTTCAATTGCTCCTGAATCTTCTCTTTCTGCTTCGGAGAGTCGGCCTTCTTGAGTCTGCCCTGTAGGTTGTCGATCCGCTTGTTGATGCCCTTGATCCTCTGGTTGGTGCCCGGCGATTTGTAAATCGGTGCGCCCGTAGCCGCGGCTTCCTGCTGGGCGGCATTGGCTCGCTCTTGCCAGTCCAACAATGCGTTCTGGTATTCGCTGCCGGTGCCTGGGGCAAGACGACTTGCTATGTCGGCCAACTCAAGTTCTGCGTACTTCTGACTCTCTGCGTAATCTTCGTCCAATCTGCCCCGGTTGCGCATGTGGTCAATGTCACCTTCGGTCTGTGTCCGACGATGGGAACCTGACCGGATAGCGCCGCTACCGAGTAGCGATTCGGCTAGGTTGCGCCTGGCTCGAGCGCGATCAGACTCAATCCGGGCTGCCTCAGTCGTGTAGTCCCTGGTCTGCCTCTCCTTATTGAGCAAGGCCGCGCCGTATTCGGTGTTGTATTGGTTGCCTAGCGCTGCGACATTTGCCCAATAGGTTGCATCTCGCGGGTCAGGCTTTTGGGTAGCAGGGGCAGTTGGCTGCTTGCCGGAAGGGCCGGGGGGTGCCTTCGCCGCGGGAGTGACCTTCGAGATCATGCCTGCGCCAAGCGGCTTGTTGCCCTTCTTGACTGTTTCGGAGTATTGGTTCGATGAAGTGTTCGTATTCAGAGGCCCGCCCATCGAAGGGACAGAAGGTGCGGAAGGTGCCCGCTGGCCGGGCAATCTCTTTCCCTTGCCGCCGAGCGCATACCCCTGGCCTCCCCACGAAACGACCTTGCGGCCACCTATCTTCTTGGGCTTCGGTACTGCGCCGCCGCTGGGGGTTCTTTGCGCCATAGTCAGATTCTACCGCTCATGCCGGTATCGGTGGTCGTAGTCAATTTCATCCGACCCTGATGGGGGTTATGAAAAGCTGCCTTGTGTCAATGTAAGCGGCGCCGCTGCCCGTAGAGTTCTTCATCACTTCGCTCAAGGTGCCGACCGATAATGTGAGTCGGCGCGTGACGCTGTTGCCCTGCGCCGTGAAACTGTTGCCAGCGTCGAGGGTACTTGCCACAAAGTTCACACCAGCGGTCAGCCCGGCACCAGAGAAGCCCACTTCGCACGCGTTGTTGGCGATCGTATGGTAGCCGCGAAACTCATAAGTCAGGTCATAGACCCCGGCGAGCGGAACGGAGCGAGTGAAGCCGCCGCCCGTAGGCGTATCCCACGACGCGAGAGTACGGCTACTCTGTCCCATGTTAGCCCCGTAGAGGCTCGGTCCGCCTAGATACTCCCATTTGTAAGACCCCGACGCGCCGGACCTGTAACGCAAGTGCCAGATCACGCCGTTAGCTGCGTCGGCGGCGTAGTAGATTTCTTGACCGTCGCGTGGTGTGTCCGGCAGCCTTTCGGCATAAACCGGCAGTTGCGCCCCTATCGCCTCAAAGTTCAGGGTAGAGGCCGGATCGGGGACTGTACGATGCGGGAGGTTCACTACACAATCCGCACAGCGACAAAGGTGCCGTCGGGCACCTGCTGTGCTATCTGCTCAAAGTTCCGCTGGATCGCCTGTAGCGATTGCTCGGTGCTTGCGTACTGTACCTGCGGGTCGGGGAGGGGAATCGACATTATGCGATTCGCACCGCCGCCAGTTGCGTATATTGCGACACCGTACCCGTTGCGATGGAACTTCCCTGGGCGGTTAGCGTTAGGGTGCCGGTTCCGGGCTTTACATATACGTCAATCATTGACGCGCTGATCCTTATATCCGTGAGGGCCGTTGAGTCTGCCGCGCTTACGGTGGTGGTCGCAAGGACCGAAGCCCCGTCCTTGACCCATAGTGTCATTGTGTCGCCCTCCTTCACCTTGCACATGACAGCGGCCACCATTAGGTAGGTGCCCGCGCCGAGCGAATCGGAGGTCAAGACCGTAGATTCACTCGTCCCGATCAAGCTGCTATCCGATCCCATTTCGGCGCTTGTGTAAGACATATTCAGCTTCGCGCTAGTAACCGCGTCGTCAGCGATCTTGGCGGTGGTTACATTGCTGTCAGCGATCTTGGCGGTGGTTACATTGCTGTCAGCGATCTTGGCTGTTTCTACCGCGCTTGCGGCAAGCTGAGTAGTGTCTACTGATGCGGCCAGCAGCTTGCTGCCGTTGATGTTGGCGCCCGACGCAATGTTATCGTTGTCAAGGTTGCCATTGATCTCGTCTGTGATCGTGGTCAGCGCATTGACGATTTTGGGATCTTCTGTGTTGTTCGGCTGCCCGATTTCGGGAATCTGAGGACTGATCTCTGCCATAGGGGTATTCTACCTCGCTAGTCTGTTCTTGCCCGAAGAAATGCGGCAACGGAATAGATACTCATTTGATTTGTGTTGCTTTCATCGGTCAGTTTTAGTGACCATGCCCGGCCCCATCCTCGTAGCGGTGTCGGGTAGCGCCGCTGCGTCACGCCCAGGGACGGGCCGAATAGTGTTCCATCGTCTGCGCCAAAATTGCCGGTGCCGCCAAATAGTTCATTGCCGACCGCAGGCTGTTCCCAAGCGTTGTAATCCAGCCGGTCGTAAGAGTCGTTGAAGGTTTCAGCAGCGAAGACTTCCCATACCCCGAGGCCGTCAACCCGGTACTGGCTAACACGTTTGTTTAGGTGCGGGTTGCCCCAGGTCCAATATGGGCCAGTCCAATAGGACTCGTATGTCTCCCCATCGTCTGTGTAGATGTTCGGGGAGAAAGCCCGGAAGATCCGGTTGACCCCCGGCCCTGCGGCATACAGTCGCGGAGTGCCGGTTGGGTCAAGTAGAGCAAAATCGGCTGCTGCCGCGCTGTGAATCCACCATGCCCCGGTGTCTAACTGGAACTCGAGGATGATGGAGTTCTCATTGTCGTTGTAGGGCACGGAGAGGTAATACGATTCTTCGTGGTACGTCGCCACGGCATTGCGAAGCGCGGTAGGTTGGTTGTTGGCAACTTCTCGCAGTAGCGGCAAGATCGACTCCGAGACTTGCCGAATCTGCGATCCATCCGTCAGGCACACGCCCAAGTCTTCGGAGAGAAACAAAGTGCCTCTAGTGGTTTCAACAATACTGCGGTGCGCCGAGCAACCGATGTTCGATGAGAGGGTCCGGTAAGCCCGGCCTACGGGGTCCGACAACACATAAGACTTGCGATCCTTGAAAACAAGGAGATATGGGCCGACCGTTCCCAGGCCCGTAATGTCCTGCCCGTCTTCGGGGTCCACATCATCTATGTAGTCCGTATCCCAATTGCAAGGGTCCGGCAGGGGAGTTGCATCGTCGCTGAGGCCGGTACTCCATATTCTTCCCGAGCAGTTGACGCAACCACTAGCCCAGAACTTGTCCAAATGGTAGATCAGAAACTTCGCCGTCGAAGGTACGGTGCCATTACTGGCTGCCCAATTCGCCGTCGCACTCGAGGTTCCGTCCCAATACTGAGGGGTATCCACGCCGTTGATTCCATAGATCGGTCCCTGATCGGGAGTTTCGTCAGTTGCTATCGGCCCCTGTACGAACTCCCATCGAGTGTTCGCGGTCAGCCCGGCTTTGAGAGAGGTCGCCACGCCCGCGGTTGAAACCTTGACGATGGAATCTGTCGCGCCACCTGAATAGACCGGGCCTACTGCCAACAATGATTCAGATGCGAGGTTGACGGGAAACAGGGTATGGGCCGAGTTGAGCAGTTGAACGGGGGTCGGGTCGGTAGCATCCTTGATTTCTGACAATCGCTCGAAGCCGCGCCGTTTGTCGAGCGCCCCGCCTTCTATCGCTACGACATTCCGGCAATCCTGGCATTGGTTGTCGGCAATCTGGTAGGTGCCGCTCTCGATGTGAACGCCCCCCGAGAAATCCTGATAGACGACTGCCTTGCCGGTCGCCACACTAGAACCCTTCTACGAGAATCGCCTGCGTTCCATCGTCACCGATCACCCGCGGCTGCGAGTAATCGTTCGTGTCGTGCTGCACCTCGCCGCGGCATTTCATCAGCCCCTCTTGGAACTGGCCCCAATGGTAGGCCGCGGAGTTGTAGTCGTTCTCGCGCTCGTAGCAGAACTTGAGCGCGTAGTGGACGAGCAGATATTCGTACTGGTCGGGAATGACCGGCGAATCGTTGACCCCGAGCGTCGGCGGCTTCGCGTAGTAGTTGAGCGTCACGGTGCCCGCCGTGTCCGGCACGGGGTAGAACTTGATTTGCGAACCCTGAATCGAGTAGCGCGTCGGGCAACCGCTCGAGGGTGCCAGCGGGTCGAACGGCTGCTTTTCGGTCGAGAGCAGAGCGGTCTTGCTGCCGTCCGTGTTGGTGAGTAGGACGGTGTAGTTCCGTTGGTAATCGGTGGGGAGGTCGTATGCCTCCTGCCCGGCTACAAGGGTGATCGTTTCTGACGAGGCCAGTTCGCGGAAATCGGTCTGGGCGCAGATGTATTCCTGGCCCTGGTTGATTTTGCCCTGGGCATAGGTCGTGTATTGACTAGGGGCGAACTGGTGCGAAACGACTTCATCGCTTAGGGCCGTCAGAGTTGCCATGCCCCGATTCTACCTACTCTGACTGCGTTATCACCGATTGAACCGGATTCTCTGGAACGAGGGTCGCCAGGGGGTCGTCCAAGAACTCAGGGATCGCGTTCTTGTAGGGCTTTGATTCCTTCCACAGCGAATACACCTTGTCTGATTCGCGGTCCATGTGGGCACACAGAGCCGCGCCATCTGCCATTACCTTGCCGCCCGCTGCGGCCAGCTTGCGGAAGAAGTAGAGGTCTTCCCCGACCGTCGAGACATTCAACCCATCGTTGTCCTCTGTGAAGGCAAAGTACGGTTCTTCCAGCGCCTCGAAAGCCGATACCCGGATCAGGCAACACCCAAGCCCGGCCCCCCACACCGGGAAGATTTCACCCATGCGCCAGTCCCAATACGCCCCGGTGTTGTCAGGGTCGCCCGCGAAGATCAGCGGTTCCGGTGGCGCGGTCTTGGTCCCGTAGATGCCGGTGATCGCGTCAACATCATCGTTGTTTTCCATGAAGTTGATAAGCCGTCGCGGGATCGGGCCGGGGATCAGAACATCGTCGTCAATGAAGAACAGGTACTTGACTCCCCGCTCTAGCGCGGTAATCGCCATGTTGTTGCGGGCCGTCGCAATCGGAGCTTTGACCAGGATCAGGGTATGGCGCTCGATGGATACCGGCCAGAGCAGTTGCGAATACATGTGCGCCCAGAGAATGTGCGTCGTGCCCATTGACGGCAGGCCGACCGCAACGCTCAGTTTGTCGCTCACGAAATGTCCTTGCTGACAACGATCTTGTTGGTATTGCCCAGGTCTTTGCGAATTGCGAACGCCAGTTCTTCGGCTGACGCTTGGATCTTCTGGCTGAACTCGTAGTCTCGGGCTGCGTCTGCGAGGTCGTGTTTCTTGTCGATCTCGTCGGCGTAGGAGTAACCCGGCTGCTGGTTCTCCCACACAACCCGGCGAATGTCCTCGATGATGCGCGGGTCTAGTTCCTGGTAGGTCGCCACCATGTAGCCGGTGCCTTCGGGTTCGTAAGGTTCGCGGCAGTAGACCACGAAATAGCTGCCCGGTTCCGAGTAGCGCAGGTACAGTCGCTTGTCGATCTCTTTCAACCGCTTGGCAATGTCGGCAACATCTTCGGTGATAGTCACCATCTTGCCGTCACGCCCCTGCCTTACCTGTTCGATGGATGCAGGTTCTACCTCGCCCGACCAGTTAGACATTACGCCTCCCAGATCCCAACGCCGTTGAGAGCGGGAAACCTGAGTGCTGCCGGTTTGCCTGCCGCCGCGCACAATGCTTCGTAGAAAGATTCTTCATAGAACCACAAATCATGGCACAGGATCAAGCCGCCCGGCTTCATCTTCGCCAACAGGTTCCCGAATACCTCGATCCGTACATCGGGAGGCCCACAATCGACCCACGCCATGTCGATTGAATCCGGGCAACCGTCTTTTGACCATTCGACTGAATCACCCCGAACGAAAGTCACGCGCTCAGTCGGCGGATACTCGTTGTCGTTGATCTCGATTGTCCACAGGTGTCCGGCTTGGTTGCGGGCCAGCGCTGCGGCAATCGCCTGTGCGCCCATTCCGGAGAAGGTGCCGGTTTCAACCACGATGCTTGGCTTCACTACCCGGATCAGTCCGTGGATCAGTTCGAGAACTTCCCATTCCGTCGCCTGCGACCCATCATAAGTCCAGCCTTCAGCCTTTGCGCGGGCAACCTGTCGGTCAGGCGTGGTGCGGGCGGCGTGTAACACAGACAAAACCTATCAGAGAAACAGAAAGAGGGTGCCAGGCCGCCCGACCTGACACCCCCGTTTCCGAGTGGAACGCTACTACGCGGTGACGGTGGGAGCGTCGTCCGTGCAGTATTGGAGCTTGCCGAGCCTGTTCGGGGCGACGGAAGCCAGGGTTGCGTACCAACCCATGTATGCCTGCCACGCGGCTTCGTGCTGACCCGCGGTGGAGGCGTTCTTGAGGTGGAACACGGTTCCATCCTTCGGGCTTTCCAGCCAGCCCGGACCCCAGTTCTGGAACCAGCGGAGCGCCTGCTTGTCACAGGCCCACACGCTGCCCTTCGGGGCATCATCGTCGATCACCACGGGAACCTCTCCCGCGCCGGACGCGACCATGATCGCGGAGTAGCCGCCGTGGATCTGGACCGCCTCGCGGTTGGTGAACCGCTTGGTGGACTGGAACGAGTCAGCAAGCCTGCGCCGGATGCCACGGGTCGTGATGAACGTTTCCGTGTCACCCTGCCCGGTAGCACCAACCTTGTCAGAAATCAGCTCGAAAGCCGACTCTCCGGCGATGGCGGGTGAGGCTGCCTGGGTGCCCACATCGGTCACTTGGGCATTCCAGAACTCGTTACCTGCGGTGGACGAGTTGATCCCGAACAGCGACCGTGAGGTACTCACGATCTCCTGCATCGAAACCATTTCTTGTCCCTTCGATCCGGCGAGGTAGATGCCGAAGGTCGTAGCGATGGTTCCGCCAACGGCGGCACTCAGCGTCACGGTCTTGTTGGCGGCATCCAGCGCCGTCACGGAGTTACCCGTGCCGCCTGCCAGAGTCGAGCTGTCCGTCTTGCGGAGAACATCGACCGGATCTCCGATGTGGAGGTACTGGATCGAATCGACGGTGATCGTGGTGGCGGTGGTGGCCGTAGCCGCTACCGTCGCCAGGAGGCCGTCGCCCGGACCCCAGATTTGCCGGTTGATGTCCTTCTTGAGATCGTTCGTCGCGCCCTTGACTTCCGCATCAAGGAGGTTTGCGAACGATCCGGTGTTGGACGAGGTGGACTTGATCGCGGCATCCGTCAGCTCAATCGCCTGGTAGTGGCGAGTGATCGGGATGATCGCGTCGTCCCAGGACTGGTAGCCCGCGACCGGCAGAGTTCCGCCGTCGCCGCGTGAACCACGCCCCCTGTTGCGACCCTTGTGGACCGGAACGATGGCCCGCCGACCTTGATGGTCGAGAGTCAGGTTCGACTCTCTCTCGATCTGGTCGATCATGTAGGTCTTGTAGTTGAGTTGTTCGATGATCGGGCCGACATACAGATCCTTGAGGATCGCGTCGGCCTGAGTGAGATTCTGGGTAGCCAAGAGACTGCTCCTATCTAGTTAGAAAGTGCCTGCGCTTTGTTGAGGCGTTCCATAACCAGATCCTTGACATTCGCGCTCGTTGCTTCGACGGCGTTGTTGTTGACAGTCGGCCCCGAGCCTTCCGGGGTTGACGGCTGATTGACCTTGCTGTCGAAGACCGAGTTTTCACCCTTCGACACCAATGCCTTGTATTTCTCGAAGCCCGCACCGATTGGATCATCCTGGTCTGTGAACAGTTGAGCCATCGTGAGGATTTCGTCAACATCGTCGTCACTCAGGTTCGGGTTGGACTCCTTGAGTTCTTCAACCTGCGCTTCAATGGCTGCTTCCGCGGCCTCGAGCGCCTGCTGCTGTTGCTCTTGAGTCTCCCGTTCTTGAATGTGCTGCGCGATAGGCCCGACCGATTGTTCCAACTGCTCTGAAATGAGCTTCTGGATCGAGGCAGGGTCGTAGGGGTCGAAGTCTTCATCCGGCTCATCGCCGGACTCGCCTTCTTCTCCGTCAGAGTCGTAGAACCCCAGGGCTTCGCCCATCTGGTCCCACCATTCCTGTACGGCCTGCTTCGCGCCTTCGTCGCCCTCCTGGGCGGCGTTGACGGCCTGATCGAGACTGAGGTAAGCACCGATGTTCTCCGGGTCCATATCGAACACGCCTAGTTCCTCATACGGCTTCACTTGCTCTGCTCGAGACTGAAACCGTTTGGTGAACTCCGCATCCTGGGCCTTGAGAGCCGGGATTACCTGGTCATGGATTCCTTCTGGAATACCATCGAGAAAGCCTGAATACAGGTCATTCCCGCTTTGGTTCTCAGCGCCTTGATCTTCCACGGCCTGCGCCGCTTCCGACTGTGCTGCTTCGTCACCCATTTACTGCCTTTCCGACTGTGGGCATCGCATCGTCGGCTGTACCGCTTGCGGCAGCCTTGACCGACTTGATGGTTTGCCTCTTGGTCACTATGCCCGGATTGTATCCGAAACTTGACAGAGTGTCGGCAAACCGTATGACGGGGTGTCACTAAATCAAACGATCTTCTACACTCTTGCTTGGCATGGAACCCCCGTTCCGTGTCCGTGCCCGGAGCGTCTATTCGCTGCCGGGCGTTTCTTCCATCGTATCGGGCTGCGTATCGGGCGGCATGTGTTTCGCGGCCTCCCACTCCCCAGGGGTAGCCATGAGCATCTGAATCCGCTCTACTTCATCCTTCACGCTCTGAGGTACATCAGCCTCGCGTAGAAACTCAGCCAGTACCGACTTGAACTCATCCTCGCGGATCACTACGAGGTCAGTTGCTCGCGCATTCCCTCGATGGCCCCCTGCCATTCCCTCTGGCCCGGCGAGGGCTGGTCTTCCCCGAGCGCGGCCTGCCCGTAAGGGTTGCCGGTGCCGTCCGTGTATTTCGCGGCTTCTTTCTGGCCCGGCGACTGGCTCTGCTGCGCGTAGCCTTGAAGTTCCTGACCGACTGACTTGAGGGAGGCGGTCACTTCATCGCTGAGTCGGTTCGGTGACTTCTCCACAAACTCGTTGAGCGCGGCAAGAAACTTGGCGGTGTGCGGGTCAGGCGGTTGAATTGCCATTGCGGTCCTCCTGGTTGAAGGCGGCTTTGGCCGCTTCTTCGTTGATAGTCAGATCAGACTCTAGTACGGCCTGCTGCTTTTCGAGTTCGGACTTGAGCGATTCTTCAAGTTCGATGCCCTTGAACTCCATTTGCGTCTGCTGGTCAGACTCTTTCGCTTCTTCCGCCATCTGATTGTCAACCATCTGCACCATGTATTGCCGGTGCGCGGCTACATGCTCGTCAAAACGCATCTTGACTTCATCGGGAAGCCGGGCATACCGGGAGGTCTTCTGGTATTCGGTGTGTTCTGCGATGTGAAACTCATGGTTGTCGAAGTTGTTGATCGGCAGGGGGGTGATCTCAGTAGAGAGGATGCGGTTCTCACGGTTGACCTGCTTCGCGTCTTCGGTGAAGCCCTCGAACAGACGATCCAGCCCGCCGACTTGGTACTCCTTCAAGAACTTGCGTAGGTTGCGCTCGTCAATCTGTACCCCGTATTGGAGCATCAGTCCAAGTGTTTCAGTCATTGCCGCTTGTTTCGCGGCTTTGCTCTGCGGCATCTGGGAACCAGCCTGAACCTCTACATGAGGGTCAGCCCCGAGCATTTCGCCCTTGAATGCCAGTATGTCCCAATTGCTGTCTTCCCCGGCGATCATCAGCAGTCGCTCATCGGTGTTGAACTTCGCCCGGAGTTTCAGAATCTTGGTGCCGAGCGTTCCCATCGCCTTCTCCATCTGGTGGATCTCAGGCCCGAGCCTGGTTTCGTCGGCCTCTTGAAGAAGGTTGATCGCGGAGGCCGCGGTGACTCCCGCGGGTACGGTTGCCCGGCTGACTTCGTGCATACCGCTGATTTCCTCGATGGACTTCTCGATGCGGGCGATCTCGTTTTCTACATAGACCGGGATGGACGGCGGCTCGAGGTAGGACGGGATAGCGTCTTGTACGGTCGAGTCGTATTCAATGACTTCGCCGGGCACACCGCTGTAGCGAACATCGGCCTGGCGGGACTTGAGCAGCGCCGGGTTGCCGAGCCTGCGGGCATTCTCTGAAATCTGGGTGCGGATCGTATTGAGTTCGATCTGCGGGCCGCGTAGGTTGCTGGTAACTGCCTGTGACCAGAACCGACCGGGAACCTCGATGGAGGCGTACTTCGTATAGGGCATCGGGTCGAACGGTTCTTCTGCCGCCAGAAGGGTGTCATTGGCCCAGACCGCCCACCATCCGTTCGGATGCTTGGAGTTCGGCTTGCACCAGTATTCGCGCACCTTCACTCCCTGGTAGAGCGCGGTTGCCCCGGAGTAGAGCTGCCCGGTCGATCCCCAACCTTCGGTGATTCCGCTGGGCACATCGGCATCGGTCTGCGGCTCAAAAGGGTTGCCGTCAATGTCAGTCGGGTAGCGGCGGCGCACATACTCCTTCGAGCGCACTTTTTCCTCGATCATCCATTCGAGGTCTTCCATGCTGGTCGCCAGCGGGTCGGGGAACATCTCGAAGACGCTCATTACCTCCACGCACACATCGCCCTGAGCGATTGGCCGGGCTTCGATCTCTTGTGCTACTTCCGGGTCAAGGTCTTCGGGTAACAGTTCGATCTCAGATGCCCGGAGAGGGGTTCCGTCCTGGGGGTTCCTGACCGGCTCATCCCCGACGAACAAGAACATTTCCTTTTCGCCCTTTGTCTTGTCCCAGAAGGTCTTTATAAACCCGTCGCAACACACATCGGCCCAAAGCAGAGCCTCAAAGGTCTTGGGTTGAAGGTCGAGGGCTTCCCAATCGTTCTCGAGTACCTGTTCGCCCACCTTCGTCGCGTCTATCGCGGAATCGTCGG